ATATGTCGTCTCGTCGAACGGATCCATCGCCCGGCGGGGGTTCAGGGCCGTATTCACGCCCCCGGCCCGCACGTCGATCGGGATGACCGCCACCTTCGCAATGGCGTTCTCGTCCGCGATGGTGATGAAGCTCTCCGAGGCGCCCAGCGACTCGGTTGGCGCAGACGACATTGGCGCCAACGTCTGGTTGCCGACGATGAACTGCGAATAGCCGTTCGCGCGGTTCAAGAGGTCGCCCACCAGATGACCGGCATAGACCACCTTCACGTCCGCGCCGCCAACGCCCGCGTCCACCAGCACGCCCGGCACCACGCCCGCGCCCGCGCCCGAGTCCTCTTGGTATTGCTTGCTCCCGTACGGTGTCGCCCACGGGCTCCGCATTGCCTCGGCGATGTGGTCGCCGTAGACGATCGGGATGGGCAGCCCCTGCGAAACGTCCGGCGAGTCGGGATAGGAAACCTTGTCCACCACCGTCGTCGGCACGATCCGGTTCCACGACATGTCTTGCAGCAGGTGGAGCGTCATTCCCTCGGGGTCCACCTTGACGGGGCGCGAGACCCGCCCCGAGAACACCTGCTCGGGCGCCTCCGCGCTCTCCTCCGCCCAGAGGTAGATGGTCACGAACGCGTTCTGCCACAGGTAGTCGGATAGCAGGTCGTGCAGCGTGCCGCCCGTCTGCGAGGCGTCCATGCGCTTGGCGAGCCGCACGCTCGCATCCACGGGCGTCACCCCCGGCGCCAGGTAGCCGATGCTCTCCCTGATGGCGTCGATCGTCGCGCCCGTCTGCCAGAACTGGCCGTCCGGCGTCCAGCACTCGTTGGTCGCATAGTGGAGCGTCAGCAGCGAGGGCTCGGTCAGTTCGATCTTGACGAGCCCGCGCCGCGAGGCGTTCAGCCGCCGTAGGGCGTCCAGCGCATCCGCGTTGAACGGACTACTCACGGCATCGCCTTGAACGAGACGTCGTCATCGAACAAGCTCGGATCACGGCGCGAGTCGTTCACGCGCCCGCCCACGAGGAACACTTCGAAGAACCGAGAGTCGGCGTCGATCATCAGGAATGTTGACCGCTTCGCCTGTAGGGAAAGAAGCGTCGAGCGTAGCGACGACGTGATCCCCGCCCACGGGTGCATGAAGTCCGCGCCCGGGTCTCCGAGGTTGTTCAAGACGATGGCCCCGCCCGGCTGCGGCGTCTCCAGCCGGTTCCGGTACGGCTGGTAGGTGCCGCCAGGCGAGTGGATACCTCCGAGGTCGGTCTGCGCCCCGAGCCACAGGCGGCCCACGCTCCACGGGTTACTGCCGTTGAACTCAAAACGCCAGTAGCGGGCGCTGGTCGAGTTGAATGTGGTGCCGAAGTCCCGGAACGTGGCGGTGGCGAATCCGGTGATGCTGCCGCGAGAGGTCCACGACGATGACGCCACGGGCGGGTATCCGTTGGCGTCGGTGGACGAGTACACGTCCACGGTCAGGACAGAGGCCACGCCAATCGTCTTGGGCCGATAGCCCAGCACGGCGGCCACGGAAACGGCGAAGTTGTCACCGAAATCGAGGTCGTAGATGCCGTCTGGCGTGTCGGATGTCTGCCATACGTGGTACCTGTCCGAGGTCAACGCGTTCGCCATGTCGTAGGGCGAGTTCTCATCCAGAGCCGGGGCGCCGCCACCGGTGCCGTTCAAGACGGTGGCCCCGGCGCTCTCGATGCGGTTCGTGAGCGAGAGGATGGTGCTCGCCACTAGCTCACCGCCGCCACTTCCATCAGCCGAGAGTTCGCCGCGCGCGTCTGCCCCATCGGGGAGACGAGCGACTGGAGCGCATCCTTCGCGTTGATGGTCTGGATGATGTAAGTCACATTGCCCGTGGGAGCGCCGCCACGCGCGGACATCGCGCCGGCATCGCCACCGGCCGTGAACGGAATCGGCGGAGGAACCGTCCCGGGGCTGATACTGATGACGCCGCCGCCGCCACCCACGGCGCTACCGGCCATCGAGAACACGGGCAGGTTCGTAACCGCCGACAGCAGGAATCCCAGCAGTTTGATGAACCCGCTCGTCAATGCCGCTGCGACGATACGGGCCATCGCGCTAATGGCGCCCTGCACCATACTCTGCCAGATGGCGTTCCACGCACCCTGAAACGTCTGCATCCGGTTCGTCAGGTTCGTGAGCACGCCGTAGAACGCCGAGTTGATGTGGTCGCCGATCTCGGTGAAGGCGAAGCGGACGGTCTCGGAGAACTTCAGGAAGCGCTTCTCGGCCTCGCCGAGAACGAGCGAGATCTCCTCAACCATCGCGCTCACCCCGAGCTTAGGACGCGCCTGTAGCTCGATGGGCATGACGTCTTCCACCTCAGCCCGCGCTCGTCGACGGATTCGCTCGTGGACGTCCGAGAGATCTTCTGACGGGTCTGAACCAGATCGCTCTAGCTTCGGACCCGAAGACTTGTTCAACGCGTCAATCAGGGCCTTGAGAGCGGCGACTTCCTTGGCGGCCTTGACCGCGGCATCTTTGATCTCCAGCGCCCCGGCGAGCATCCGATCTTCGGCCGCCGCAATTCCCCTTCGGTCACCTCTGAATGCGGAGCCGATGTAGTCGCTGGCGGCATCTAGCACCTTGAGGACAGGCACCAGAATCGCCACACGCGTTCGCACGAGATCGACGAGCTCCAGTAGCTTGATGAGGACCGGGAGGAAGCCCTCGACGAGCGTCAAGCGTAGAGCCTCAAAGGTGAGGCCCAGGTCATCTAGGTGCGCATCCAGCTTGGCGAAGCGAGATATGGTGGTCTCGGACATCGCGGCCCCTACTCCGACCAATTGCTCCTGAAACTTCCGCATCTGCTCGGAGCCGCCGCTCAGCACGGCAATCGCCGCTTCTGAGTTCTTTCCTAAGAGATCAATCGCGGCGGAACCGCGCTTCGCCCCAGCCTCGGTTCGCGACATCGCGTCGGCGACCTTCATCAGCGTGTCCCAGGTACTCAGATTCCGCGCACCGATCTTCGCGAGCAGCGGATCCTGGGACTCGATCGCCTGGTTCAGCTTCTTGAAGACAGCCGTGGCCTCACTGGCCGTCCCGCCAGACATCTCGATGGCCTTACGGAAGACCTGCTGCTCCGTAGTGCCAACGCCGGTGACTTCCTTAACCCGCTGGAGCTCCTCGGCGAGGTCCGCGTACTGCTTCGCCATGGCAGTGGCGGCTCCAGTCGCTGCGAACACCCCCGCGGCAAGCGCACCACCGGTCCCCATCGCGAACGAGAGCCGCGACACCACCCCGGCCATGCCCTCCATGGCACCCGTAACGCCCTTCAACTTGGCGGTGGCCTCGTCTCGGGCACGTAGGATGATGTCGACGTTGCTCGTGGCCATGTCAGGAGTCCTCGTAGATCAGCTTGAGCGTGTTCACTATGTGTCCGATGCCGAACTCGTCCTTCGCACCAATCTGGTTGTGCAGAAGGCTCCACTTGAACTGACGCAGGGCCTCATGGGCGCGCATTACGCTGATGTTGAATGCGAGATCCGGGTCACGCGCCGCCTCGGCGGGGGTCCGGCCCGTCGCCTTTGCGTAGCGCCACAGTTCGGACCACTTGAGCAACTCGCGCTCACTTGTGGCCCCGAAAGTTCCCAGACGCGGCCCCCTCCCCGTAGCCGCAGAGATCCATGCAGACGGTTCCCATCCGGGTCACATCGCCGATCGGCAGCGTGCGACCGTCCAGAGAGAGCTCGTGACGAGGCACCGAATCGTTGAACCAGAAGGCGGGGCGGATCAACACGCCGTCTGGCCCCATCAGCGAAGTCCCTCGCTCCGCGAATCGGCGGAGTACGTCAAGCATCCGCGAAACCTTGTCGAGGGCCGGCGCGAGCTCCGACTTCGGCCCCATCTGGATCGAAGCGCCAGGCAGGGCGCCAGCGATCTCCGCGGCCACGAGGTTGTCGAACGCCTCGCACTGCACGACATACGGGTTGCCGTCCGCGTCGACGGTCTCGAGCTCGACGAGCCGCGCGCGCTCCGGCAGCGCCCGGACCATCGAGAGCTTCAGTTGCTTGTCCTTCGCCATCTGTGCCTCCCCTTCGGAAAGTGGCGGCCGCGGCGGTGGGTGTGGTGCCGAAGGGGAACTCCTTCACCAGCACCGCACGCGCCGGGCCGCCGGTTCGTGTTACGGCAGCGCCGCCTCGGTGTTCCGGACGCGGCAGACGACAGGCGACGCATCCGTGGCGTCGAAGAGCGCGCACCAGGTCGACTTCGCGATGAGGACGCCGGGCCCGTCGACGGGCGGGGTCGGGTCCGCCTCGAGGTAGGCCTTCTCCATGCGGATCTCGAACTCGCGCTTGCTGGAGGAGCCGATCGTGGTCGGGTGCTGGAAGACCAGCTTGGGCGAGCCGATCGTGAGCGCCTTGTAGGCGTCGAACTGCGTGCGCGTGTGGAACTCCTGCTGGAAGGAGAGCCGCGCCTTGATCTTGCCGCCGCGCAGGGGCTCGTCGATGGTGGCCAGGCCGCCGTTGAAGCGGTCCTCGGTGAGCATGCTCTCGAGCGTGAACTCGAAGCTGCGCATGCGGACGTCGGCGGCGGCGTCGGCCGTGCCATCGTCCACGGTGAGCAGCATGCCGTTGGCCTGAACCGGGAGGAACGGCGGGAACGCCAAGCCCGGCGTGATCGTGAAGTTCGAGTTGCGGTCCTGGCCGACCAGGTCCACGGCGAACCGCACGACGCTCTCGACGCCCTGGCCGGACGTCCCACTGAGGGTGAGCTTGTTGATCTTCTGGCCCAAGGCGCGGAACGCGGTGCCCGCGGAGATGTTCCCGACGATCTCCTCGATCGAGAACGACTTGAGCTGCGTGGTCGAGACCTTGAACACGTGGTCGCGCACGCCGGTCTCGACGAGGGTGTTCGAGTAGGCGCCGAACGCGCCTCGCAGGAGCCGGAGCAGGCCCTCGAAGTAGAGGTCACAGGCGAAGGCGCCCTTCGTGCGCCGTGCGCCCTGGGCGACGTTGATCTCCCAGGGTGCGCCGTGGAGGGTCGTGTCGGGGATCGGGGGCGCCTCGAGCTCGATGCGCGTGGAGTAGACGGGGAGCTTGAACGTCGCGGCCACGCCGGTGCCGGGGGTGATCTCCTCCCCGATCTGGATGTAGCTGTTGAAGCCGGTTCCCGGAATGGCCATGACTCAACCTCCTCGGTTCATCTCGTAGTCGTCGGTGGCTCGGGGCTGTGTCGAAGCGCGGCGCGAGCCGCGCTAGACCTTCAGGTAGTAGAACGTGGTCCAGTTGAACTGTGTGGAGGCGAACGTGCTGTACTGGGGGACCGTGGCGCGGATCCCGTTCTGGAACGGGATGGGCCAGTGGTAGAGGCTCTTGTAGAACGACAGGTCCCAGTTGTTGACGAGCTCCTTGCAGATGATGCCGCCCTCGTCGCTCTGGTTGGGCTGGTCGAAGAACCAGGCACCGTTGGCGAAGTCCTCTCCCGAAGTCCACTGGATGTCGGGCTCGTCGGTGTTCTGGTCCAGCCACATCCGGATGTTGCCCTCGAGGAGCACGGCGACATCGAGGACGTTGTGGAACCCGCCGACGATCATCGCGAGATATCCGGCGCCGGAGGGGATGTTCAGGAACTCGTGGTGCGGCATGGAGTCCGGGCCGGAGTAGTTCTGGTTGAGGATCGCTCCCTGGGTGTCCTTGGACGAGACGCGCACGTTGTTGGTGTCGATGAACTCCAGGACCAGCATGTCGTTCACGCTGATCTCGCCGGCGGTGAGCGACCTCCCCACGAGCCCCGCTGAGAACAGCGTGCCGGAGACCCGATTTAGGTTGGTGGGGCTGGTCAGCTTCACGTGATGCGAGGTGCTGGCGGCGGCCGGGAGGGTCTGACCGCTGCGCTTCGCGAACAGCCTCAGGTTGGCGTTCCAGCTCTGGGGCAGGCGGGTCTGGTAGGCGACATTCGCGAACACATGGTTCAGGTCACCTGGGGCACCCGGGTCCGCGGTGGCGGTGATGCGGATGCCGTTCGTGTAAGGGATGGGGAGCTTCAGGTTGCCCGCGGGGCCCAGGAACACGCC